CAATGCCTAAAAGGTCTTTAAAACCGCCAATAACTTTTCCGCCAACATCTTTAATAGCGTCAACTGGAGCACTCATTTTGTCTTTGATTCCTTGTACTAAACCGTCAATTATATCTTTGCCAGCGTTTTTAAAATCTTTTACAAAGGTTTTTATTTGTTTAACAATATCTTTACCAACGCTTATTATAGCGTTAACTGGAGCTTTTGCTTTTGAGGTAATTCCCGTGACTAAATTAATAATAAGGTCTGCACCGGCGTTAATTACTTTGTTATATTCTCCAACAATTGCTTTAATCATTGCACCAATCATTTCGGCGGCGGCAACTATTATTTTTGGTAATGCTTTTATAATTCCAGAAACTAGAGCGACAACAATATCCGGCGCCATTTCAATTAATTTTGGCAATGCTTTAGTTAGTCCGTCTATTAATGTTAAAACAAGATCCATAGCCATATCAATTATTTGAGGTAGTGAGTCAATGAGCCCTTCAATTAGCGCCATTGCTAAATCAATACCAGCATTTAAAATATCTGGCAATAATTCAACTACTGTTTCAATTAGTCCGTCAATTAATACACTTGCAGCATTTACAATTTCTGGCATGGAGTCGAGTATTCCAGTTATTAAACTACTAATTAAATCAATTCCCATGTCAATAACACTTGGAAGCATTTCAGTTATTTGTTGTAAAAATGTAGAAATTACACCACTTATAATAGTGGTAAATTCTTCCATTCCACCTTCGGTACCGTCGAGTAGTGCGGAGACAGCGTTTAACATTTCGCTAAATACTGGAGCAAAGTTTTCGGCAAAATCTAATTTCATAACAGCCATTTTTGCTTGTATGCTTTCAATGGTTGCGGCGTTTGAACTCTCCATTTGTTCAAATGCTTTTTGTGTTGCACCTGCACTTGTTCCCATGTCAGCAATATTTTTTTGATAACCTTCAAAACCACTACCAGCTAATATTAAGGCGGCACTTCCGGCTTCAACAGATCCAAATAAATTATTAATACTTGTATTTTCATTTTCGGCGGCTTTTTGAAGCATGACCATTGCTTCTTCCATGCTTCCGCCTTTATTAATAAATTCAGTAAAACCAACACCTGCAACAGCTTGGAAAGAAGTGTCAACTTGTGAGCCCTCTTTTCCTAATGCGTTGAGCATTGCTTTCATGTTATTAATAGCTTTTGCGGTTGAGCCTTTCCCCATACTGGCGGTTAGTGTTGCAGTACTTGCGGCAACTTCATCAAAACCAACTCCAAGAGCGGAGGCAATCGGTACGACATCGCCCAACTTTGTAGCAAGTTCGGGAACTGATGTTACACCATTTTTTACAGTGGTGAAAAGCATATCAGAGGCTTGCTCAGCAGTAAGCCCTACATCTTTATAGTTATTAACTACAGTAGAAAGTACGCCTACAGAGTCGTCAAGTTCGGCAACACCGGCTTTAGCAAGTTTAGTTGCATCCTTTACAAAGTCAAATACATTGTCTTTAGGAACTCCGGCACTTAATGCTTGATATACAGCGGGGATAACGTCAGTTGGCAGTACGTTCATTTCTTTTGCAACGTCTTTTACTTGATCTTTCATATCGCCCATAGCTTGCTCAGATAGTCCAGGAAGCAACGTAAATACTTCATTCATTTTATCATCAAATTCTGTTAAATCTTTTAAAGCGGAGGCTGTAAAGGCACCAACGGCAACGGTGGCGGTAGCTAAGGCAGCGGCACCAACTTTCCCCATATTTGTTAAACTGGTTTTAAGTCCTGTTTTTAATTTTCCAACCTGTGCGTTGAGCTTTTTTGTGTCGAGCCCTGTATCAATGATTATACTGCCATCTGCCATTTTATTTTGCTCCAAATATATTTTCTAGTTGCATACCAACTTTTTTAGTTTCTGTTTCAAGTGCGTAGTATTTTTTTAATTTTGTTAAATTAGAAACATACTCTTTGTTGCCTTTTGTTAGTATTGGTATTGGTGTTAATCTTGTTTGAATAATATCACTAATTTTTGTACCAACAGGAAGACCTTTATATAGTGCTAAAAACTTCCACCAATGTAAATTAACTGTTGTTAAATCAATTTTATACACTTGCATAAAAGCAGCGTATATATAGTTGATGTCTTTGTTCCAGTCAAAATATGCTGGACTATTATTTTCTTCTACTTCTTCGGGGATCTCTCCACCATTAATAAACCAACTCACAAAATCAATCGTTTCTTGTGTAAAAACTGGAGTTTTGAAAAAGCAATATAAAGCAATTATAGCCTTTTCGTTTTCATTTAAATCATCATCAATTTGCAGTGCGAAAAATTTTAATACTTGTTTAAACCCCGCTTTTAATTTTTGCCCCTTGAACTCAAGAGGCAATTTGTCAATAATTACATTATACATATTTTGAGACTTTATACTCAAAACCCTTGTTAATAATGCCAGAAACTACATTTGCAATATCTAACATATTAAATATGTCTTTATTTGCAGCTTCCCAAATTCTATCGAAGTCATCTTCTAAAGTGAAATTTATAAATGTTTCAATAGCTTTTACTAATTCGTCAATATTGCTATTAGCATTTAAGGCAACTTGTGCAGTCTCTAAATCTTTAATACTGTTTTGTACTTTTTTTATAAAATCATAATTACTAACACAAATATTATAAGTCTTGTCGGCTATTTCTATTTGCTCCGTTCTATTTTTAAAATCAATTTTTGTCATTCCCATTTTTATTTCCTTTTATTAATGGGGGCCGTAGCCCCCTTATTTATACTATGTGCCAGGGTTAATATCTGCGGCTTCTAGTGTGTCGCTTAAATATTTAACTACTCTACCGTTAGCGTCAAGCTCTAGCATATTCAATACGTTGCCAATAACGGCTGGTATGTTGTTAGTAGTTGTATAAGCTAAAATGTCAACATAAGCCCCTGCATTTGGAGTCGTAGGAACGGCGGCAGTTAGTAAGTAAGCTAAGGTGTTTTCTCCGCCTGCTGTTGCGGCAAAAGAAGTTGAGCCAACTACAGAACCCGCACTAATTACAGCGCTTAAAGCTGGGGCGGTAGTTGCTGGGGTTACAACTGGTTTACCGTTAGCGTGGATTTCAAATGACCAAGCACCTTTACTTGCAGAGTCTCCACCTGGAGGGGCAATGTTTGCAATTGTGCAACCAAAAGTTGTAAGATTACCATCTGAAAGCGTTACTTTGCATTGAGTAATACGAGAGCAGCCAATTGTATTTCTTAAGCCTAATACAAAGTTTTGTGCTGCATCAGTAAGCACTCTATCAGCACTCACGGCGTAGGTGTTTTGCATACCGGTAACATCACTTGAACCGTGGCCTAATCCGTTCCTGTACTGTTTTTGGTCAACAACGTCGTTATTTGCAGGCTGGATGTTTGTAATTCCAACTGAAACCGCGACCCAATTTGGTGTTCCACCGAAGTTGCTATCTAATTCGAGTAACCCTTCAAAATTGAGCGGTAAATCACATGTTAATTTAGTCATAGTTTGACTCCTTATTTCTTATATTTTATATAATAATCCAAGTCAAAACCTGAACTATAAATTTTTTCTAATTTATCAGTAACATCAATTAATGTTGCTGTTTTTTTAACTACACATTTTGAAAACTCCATGTCATTTTCAATCCGAAACCCGCTAGGTAAATCAAGTAAAGTTTCTAGTGTCCTAAGTTGAGCGACGGCAGTTTGTGAGTTCGTGTTTTTAGCTAGTATATCAAAGCTGTATGTTCCACTTCGGCTTTTATCCATATAACGAAATTCTTCGGCTTCACTTGGTGTTGCTTTAAGCATAATGCGCTCGCTTTCTTCAGTGTAAAAACTATCAACATCTGTTATTTCATAAGCAGAATGATCTAATATGTATTTCATTAATTCATCTATTATTTGCATTATTTAACATCCTTATCCATTCTTTCTTTTTCTTAGCCTTGGCAACTTCGAACCATTTTGCTTGAGCGTTAGGGTTTTCGTCTTTGCTAAACTGAAAATCAAGGCCGTTGTATAATCTGTGTGCATATGGTGTCGCCCATTTAACTGTTTTGCTATTCATATCAGTGCCTTTAATGGCAGAACTTTGAAGGGTCCCAACATCTTTTGGCGCATAATAATTACTATCTTTTATAACCTGGTTATTTAAAATTGGTTGAAGTTTCCCCATGTTTTTTAATAACTTCTTTGTAACTTTCTGTGTATCAAATTTTAGTTTAATATCCATTTTAATTTAACACTATTTCATAATGGTGTAACTTTGTTCCGTATTCTGGAATGACTTCCCTTATACTTAACTCTACGCCATCAAATTCAATCTTATCTAATTTAGTAAAAACATGCTCTAAGGGTCGG